ATGGCCCATGACAACCTCAACACAGCCGCCGGCTGCCGATTCTCGCTGGGCACCAAGTCCGGCGCCACGACCGAAACGGATTACAAAGCTGACACCTACGTCGAAGTGGGCGAGATCGAAGACCTCGGCGAGTTCGGCGACACCTTCAGTTCGGTGACCTTCACCTCGCTGCGCGACGGCCGGGTGCGCAAATACAAGGGCACCGCGGACGCCGGCGACATGACCCTGACCGTAGGTCTCGACAATGGCGACGCCGGCCAGGCTGCGCTGAAGGTGGCACACAAGGACCGCAGCAAGGGCGATTACAACATCAAGATCACCCTGAACGATGGCGACCCCGATGCAACGCCAGCGGTGTTGCCGACCACCTTCTACATGCGCGGCAAAGTCATGAATAACACCGTCGCCGCTGGCGCCGCTGACAACGTGGTTCGCCGCAACGTCACGATCGGCATCAACTCCGACATCCTCGAAATCCTTCCGGCCGCCGTTGCGCCGTAATCTGAGGGGCTTCGGCCCCGCTTCCCAAGGATCTGACGCATGAGCAAAACCCTCTACGGTACCGTTGAAGTCGAGCTGGATGGTGAGACCTACACACTGAAACCCACGCTCGAGGCCGTTCGCGCGATCGAGGCGCACTTCGGCGGACTGCGCGGCGCGTCCCAAGCAATCAACGCGCTGAGTGTTGACGGCTGCGCGGTGATCATCGCCGGCGGCGCTGGCTTGAAGGGCAAGGACGCTGAGGCTGTCGCCGAACAGGTCTGGCAGGCCGGCGTTCTGGAAGTATCTGTGCAGCTCAACGCTTACCTGGTGGCGCTGTACAACCCGCGCGGTACCGCTCCGGGAAAGACGAAGCCGGCGGCGGCGTAAGTGCTGTCGAGGATGGCAGCTACGTCGACCGGCTGTATGCAGTAGCCACTGGCTGGCTCGGCTGGTCGCCGGATCTGGCCTGGCGCACGCCCATGCCGGAGCTGTTCCTGGCCATGGACGCCAAACTCGAGTGGACGCAAATGACCAACCCCTTCGGCGGCAAGCCCGGTGGAAAGAAAGAGAAGCCGAAGCCATCGACCGTTGCGGCGAAGTTGCGACAGGCTCTGACGGGGCGGCTGGATAGATAATGTTCAAAGTCTGCACCCGAGCATTCAGTAATGATAAATTCCCCTTTTCTACAGGGAGTATCGTTTATGCGTGGCTGTCTTTATCTCGCTGTCTTCGCGCTGATTGCCGGATGTTCTGTCCCGCAGTCGAGTCAAACTCAACGTGTGCCGACGTCTTCTGGGAAAGTTGGATCACAGGAAGTTAGTTTGAATTTAGATCCTGCAGGTAAAGAGGTGAAGGCACAACTCTTCAGTTCTGGCGAAGAGCTTTTGCGCGAGGTAGAAAAATTGGGCGGCGCAAGGGGAGAATACGAAACAGACTCAGCGTTTTATGGGCGGATGTCTAAGCTTGGCGATTTCTCAATAGCTTCGAAGGTGTCACCTGCCCAGATAAAGTTCAATGCGGCTTCTGGTGAATTCACGTTAGACGCCTCGATGCACAATGCTCAGGGCTTCGGTTTTAAAAGCAACCTCGATGCAGTGACAGCCTTAAAAACCGTCTACCCAGCGTTCATTGCTGGTGAGGATATTTACAACGGAGGTCAGTATTCGGGGCAAAATTCTTACGGTGCATCGGCACTTATAACGAAGAGGACGATTAACAGGTACTATCTTGTGTTTAGTCCTGTACCAAAGCCTCCGCTAAATACGCTGTTTTTCCACGTTAGATCTAGGCTGAATATTACCGGTGCGGAGATGGAGTCCGAACGCGAAAACATCCGTATAGTATTTACAGTCAAAGCAACACCAAGTTATTTGCAGGTTACAAAAAATTATCAGCAGCCAAAAATATCGGATCCGTTTGAGTCTGTGATAAATAACTATTTCTTTTCTGCGACAGTGTATTGGGTGAAAGTAGTGAATATCAAAACTGGCCGAGTTTATAGCGACGAGGCTAAGTTGGGTATTGAAGTGATTTAAACAACATTTTTCTAAGCCCACTTCGGTGGGTTTTTTTATGCCTGGAGAAAAGCATGGCCGATAGCGACGTACACGGGATGCTCGTCCGCATCGAGGCGACTACAGCCCAGCTGCGTCAGGAAATGGCGCGCGCAGACTCCAGCGTTGCTCAGGCTTCGGGCAAGATCGACAAAAGTCTGGGTCGCATCGACGGGGCTTTCGATCGTGCTGGCGACCGCGCCCAAGATGCTGCTGGGCTAATCAAGAGCGCGCTTGCTGGCGCCATTGGCGCAGCATCTATCGGTAAGATAATCGAGGCTGCTGACTCCTACGGTCAGATGTCCGATCGCATCGGAATGGCTACTTCTAGCGTTAGCGAATACGACCTAGTGCAAGGCCGGCTTTTGGAGACGGCGAAGCGTACGTATCGCCCCCTTGCTGAAGCGCAGGAGTTGTACATCCGAACCTCTGACAGCCTGCGCTCGATGGGGATGAACACCAGCCAGGCGCTGGATGTGATGGACAGTTTCAGCTTCTTGCTGGTGACCAACTCCGCCACGGCAGACAAAGCCAGCTCAGCAATCGATGCGTATTCCAAGGCACTTCAGACTGGCAAAGTTGAAGCTGATGGCTGGCAGGCGATACTTGCGGCCATGCCGAGCGTGGTTGATACCATTGCCAAGTCCACCGGAAAGACAGCAGAAGAAATCCGCAGTCTCGGCGCGCAGGGCAAGTTGAGCCTCGATATCCTGACCGAGGGATTGCAAAAGTCTTCCGTGGCCAACGGGATTCTTGCTGACAGCATGAGCGTGGCGGTTCGCGATGCTGTGCAAAATCTTTCGAACGCTTTCACCGTGTACATCGGCCGCCTCAATGAAACGACTGATTTTGCCGGAACTCTCGCCAGCGGGATAAGCGCGCTCGGTGACAACTTCGAAACCCTCGCAGACGTCGCTATCATCTCGGCGATTGCGGCCCTCACTCGCTACGGGGTGAGTGCTGCAGATTCTGCAGCCGTTGCTGTTTACTCCGCTTTCAAAGACGCAGCTGCGAGAAAAGCCCAAGCCGCATCCGTGTTACTTGCTGCGCAGGCCGAGCAACAAAAAGCACAGACATCCGTATTTTTGGCTCAGAAAGAGGCAGTTGCTGCGCGCGGCACGGCAGTGCAAACGCAAATGTCGATACAGCTCGCGGAAGCGCGATTGGTTGAAGCTCGCGCTACATCCGCTGTCGCGGCCGCGCAAGCGGGCTTGAGCCGTACCACGGGTGTAATTATGGGTGTCCTCGGCGGACCCCTCGGTATTGCATCGCTGGCGATTGGTGCTGCCGCCGCGTTTCTCACGTTGCGCGACAACACCAGCTTTCTCGAAAAGAAGCTCGGAGATCTATCTAGCCCGATTGACAAGCTCATAGAGAAATTCAACGAGCTGGACCGTGCCTCACAATCGACCGCCCTTCGAGGGCTTAAGTCTGAGTTAGAGGATGCCAAGAAGGAACTGGCCGACGCGTCTGGTTCGATCGCATTTGAGTTTCAGAGCAATCTGACAAACGCAGGTCTTGCTGGCGCGTCCGGCTTCATGGCTGGCATCGCGCCTTTGCCGGCTGAGTTTCAGTCGGCCATGGAGATAATCAAAAAGGCTTCAGCTGACCAGGCGGCAGGCCAGATTGTTGACTGGAAGGCTGTCGCGGATCAGTTGCGCGTGATTCCTGGCATTACTGTTGAGATGGCCGACGCTCTGACAGATAGCGGCGGCGCGGCAACGGAAAAGGCGAAGACAGTTCAGCGCCTGAGTGAGGTAATTGCGCAGCTCACCGGCGAGACGGACGCCAATACCCGGGCGGAGCGTGAAAATGCTGCGGCCCGGGCTGGCGCAAACGAAGCCGGGCAAAAGTATCTGGACCAGTTGCTTAAGCAACTTGCATCGGCTCAGGACAAGACCAGCTTGGAAGCGGCAAATCGGTATATCGCCGAGAACAATCTGCTCACAAAGGAAATGGTCGTTGCCATCCGCTCAGCGGCAGCGGCGAAGGACGCCCAGAAAGCATCCGATGATGCCGCCGCCAAAGCCGCGCGGAAGAACGCTACCGAGGGTACCTCTGCCGCCAAGCAACAGCTCAAATCGTTCGAGTCTGCCGAAGAAGGCTACAAGCGCCAGATCGACCTGATCAACACCACCGGTGATAAGCAGAAGGACGCCACCGAGGCTCAGAAGCTTGCGTTCGAACTCCAGGAAGGAAAGCTGGGGAAGCTCAGCGAGGCGCAAAAAAAACGGCTGATGGGAATGGCCGCCGAGCTCGACGCGCTGAACAAGCTGAAGAAGGCCAACGAAGACGACCTGAAGCTGACGGCGTTCAAGAACGCGCAAGCGCTGACCACTCAAACGACAGGGGACGGTTTCGACCAGGAACTGGCCGGCGTCGGCATGGGCGACAAGGCGCGCGATCGGATGCGCGCGGACCTGGCCATGCGCCAGAAATACGCAGCCGACGTGGCTGCGCTCAATGAGCAACGCAACACCGGGCAGCTATTGCCGGAACTGTACGCCAAAGAAACGCAGGTGCTGCAGGATGAGCTGGACAAACGGCTGCTCGCTCAGGAAGCCTTCTATGCGGCTACCGATGAGCAGCAAGCCAATTGGATGAATGGCGTCAACGAGGCTTGGGCGAACTACGCGGACGCCGCCAGGGACTATTCGCAGATAGCTGCTGATGTGACCTCGACCGCGCTGAACACTGGCACCAGTGAGCTTGGCACCTTCTTCGCCGATGTGGCGAGCGGCGCCGAGGATGCCGGCGATGCGCTGGGGGATATGGTCGGCAACTTCGCGAAGTCGATGCTGAAGGCGCTGGGTGACATGGCGGCGCAGTGGCTGATCTACCAGGGCGTGCAAATGCTGGTCGGTAAAACCACGCAAGCAAGTGCCGCTGGCACGCTTGGCGCGAACGCTGCGGCCATGTCGTTGCAGGCAGGTCTGAATGCTTACGCCGCGACAGCCGCAATCCCGATCATCGGCCCGGCCGCTGCTCCGGCAGCGATGGCCACAGCCCTGAGCGTAACTGGACCGCTCGCGTCCGCCGTTGGCATGACCGCCATGGCTGGCGCTGGCTTCATGGAGGGCGGCTACACCGGCGACGGTCGGCGAGATGAGATCGCCGGTCCGGTGCACCGCGGCGAATACGTGTTCAATGCCGACGCGACGGCACGTATTGGCGTAGGGACGCTTGAAGCGCTGAGCAACGGGAAAGCTGCTTTGGTCGGGCAATCCGGTTCGAGCGCGGGTAGTGGTTCGCCCGCGTCGGCGCCGGCGCCGATCATCTTCAATGCGAACGTGACTGTTCAGGGCCAGCCAGGGATGAGCAACCAGGACGCGCAAATGCAGGGCGACTCAGTCGCTGCTGCGCTGGAATCACAAATGGGGCAATTCCTTGATCGGGAGATGCGCCAAGGCGGGCGCCTCTGGAGGCGGAGCTGATGGCCGAGGAATTTATCTACGATGTTGAAGTGGGCGCCGATGGCGACGTCTCCCAGCGAACCTGGGAAAACGAGTTTGGTGACGGTTACGTGCAGGCCGGCGGCATCGGCATCAACACGAAAAGTCAGGTTTGGAATCTCACGCACACCGGCTCGATGGAGCAGGGGGAGGAGCTGCCGCTGATCTGGGCTTTCCTCGATCGGCATGAAGGCTACAAGTCGTTCCTTTGGACGCCACCTGGTGGCGTCCGTGGGCGGTACCGGTGCAACGGATACAAGCCCCGCGCTGTTAGCCCCGGCCTATTTACCCTCACTTTTGCCTTCAAGCAGGTCTACACCCCCTGACTGAGAGCAATGACTGACCCCGCCCCGTGCGGGGTTTGTTGTTTCTGGAGTCCCATGAATTACAACGCCGATATTCAAAAGCTCGAGCCGGGCAACCAGATCCGGCTGTTCGAACTCGACGCTACACGCTTGGGCGCGAACCTCTGGCGGTTCCACGGCCATGCACAGGAAGGCGACATTGTCTGGCAGGGGCAGCTCTACTCGCCGCTGCAGATCACAGCGAAAGGATTCGACATCCGTGGGGACGGGCGGCCCGCGGCGCCGACGTTGCAAATTGCCAACGGGCTTGGCGGCGTGCGCGGCGCGATCACTGCGCTGTGCTTGCAGTTCCGCGACCTTGCCGGCGCGAAGTTCACGGTTATCGAGACCTTCCGCCATTACCTGGACGCGGCCAACTTCCCCGACGGAAACCCCACGGCAAGCAATCAGAGCCGGAAAAACATCTGGTACATCGAGCAGAAGACCGAGGAGACGCTCGACTCGCTGACGTTCTCGATGTCCAGTCCTACCGACATGGAAGGGCAGATGTTGCCGTCCCAGCAGATCACCAAGCTTTGCCGGTGGGCGTGCCGTGGTGATTACCGTGGCGAGGCCTGCGCCTACACCGGTGCCGCGATGTTCACGAAGAAAAACGAACCCACCGACAACCCCGCGCTCGACCAGTGCGGTGGTTGGTGGAGTAGCTGCAAGCTGCGTGGCAACACGCGTCGCTTCGGCGGCTCCATGGGGGCAAGCCTTATCGCAAGTTCGAGGTAACCAATGCGCATCAATCAAAAGCTGCAGGACGAAATCCGCGCCCATGCGGAGCGCGCTTACCCGGGCGAGGCTTGCGGGCTGCTGGTGAAAACCTCGACCGGTCGCCAGTACGTGCCGTGCACGAATCGCGCGAAGTCGGAGCGCGAGAACTTTCAGATCGACGAGCGGGACCAAGCCGCCGCCGAGGACTTGGGCGAAGTGCTGGCGATCATCCATAGCCACCCGGACAAAGCGCCCGCGCCGAGCATGGCCGACCGGGTCAGCTGTGAGCTGCACGAACTGCCGTGGGGCATCGTCGGCTGGCCAGGCGGTGAGTTCGAATGGTTCAAGCCGTCAGGCTTCGAAGCGCCGCTGCTGGGCCGCGATTTCTCCCACGGCCTTCTGGACTGCTGGGGCGCCTGTCGCGATTGGTATGCGCGCGAGGGCGGATTGCAGCTTCCGAATTTCGAACGCCACGACCTTTGGTGGGAAGACGAGAACGGGCCGAGCCTGTACGAGGACAACTTCAAGGCCGCAGGCTTTTACGAAGTTGAAGAGGCGCGGCGCGGCGACATGCTGGTGCTCCAGGTGCCGACGATCGGGCGACCGTGTTTCCACCCAAACCATGCCGCCATCTATCTCGGTGACAACCCGCACTTTGCCAGCGAGCAAGCGCCGGCGCTCGGCGGGTCAGGCCCATTCATTTATCACCACATGCCTGGCCGGCTCTCCAGCCGAGAGGTTTACGGGTGGTCCATGGCCAACCGCGTAAAACTGATCCTGCGACACAGAGACTACCGACCATGACCATGACGACCATCAAGCTCGGCGGCGTTCTAGGCAAGCGCTTCGGCCGCGAGTACCGGCTGGACCTCTTTGGGTTCCGGGACGCGATGAGCGCGCTTTGCCAGATGAAGCCTGGCTTCGAGACGTTTCTGCGCACCGCCGAGGAGCGAGGGCTGGTGTTTGCCGTGTTCCTCGACGAACGAAACATTGGCGAAGAGGAGCTCGACTTGCGCGGTGCTGGCGCCAAAGTGATCCGCATCATGCCGATCATTCAGGGCAGCAAGTCGGCCGGAGTGTTCCAGACGATCTTGGGTGTGGCGCTGATCGTGGCCGGCCTGTTCACTGGCGGCACCACTTCGGCACTTGGCATGGGGCTGCTCGCCACCGGTGCTGCGGTTGGCTTGGGCGGCGTGGTGCAGATGCTGTCCCCGACCACCAAAGCCAACACCGCCGACAAGAACGAAGACGGCAACAATCCAAGCTATGGCTTCGGCTCAGCAGTGACCACGATCGCCCAGGGGAATCCTTATCCTCTGTTGTACGGCGAGCGTGAGATCGGCGGCGCCGTTGAGTCCGGGGGCATTTACACCCAGGACATTCTTTGAACTGTCATTCAGTTTTGTTCAGGGCGGTGTTGGCTTGGAAGATTGTGTCGAAGTCGAATTAGCCATCGCATCAGCCGGGCTTTCGGGTGTCTGTGCGGGTTTTGATATTGGCGTAGTGGATTTGACTACCCCTTTCCAGGGCTTTACGACTTTCTCGGCAAGTGATGATCTCGTTGTTACGGTCTCATTATTCTTGGAGTAAACAACCTCTTTTTCTCTTTCCTTGCGCAAACCTTCCTTTACAGAATGTGCCTGTTTTATTCCGGCCAACATTACTTTTGCTGTTTCTGGATTTGTGCAAATGCAGTGTACGTAGTCCAGTTCTTGCACCACCCAAACATCACTGCCGGCCAGTGGCTCCCCGTCTTTATCAGTGGGGTGGATAAAAAATTCTACCGTCATGGTGGCGACGCTCCTGTTCTTGGTCTGCCTGTATATCAAAGGGGCCGCTGAATCAAAAGCTGATTCGGACTTCACTTAATTCAAGCATCAAGTACCACTCAACCCGCTTCGGCGGGTTTTTGCATTATGGAGGGCGCATGAGCGCAGCAGCAAAGAAGTCTTCGCGCACGGCGCCGAGAAAGCGACGCTCTGTCACTGGCAGCAAAGGCGGGCAGTCCAAGCCAAATCAGCCAAGCATTGCGTCCAACAGCGTTCCGTCGCTGGCCACCGCCCGGCTGGTGTACATCTGGAGCTGGGGCCCGATTGTTGGGCCGGTCGACGGCCTGCGCTCTGTGCGGCTGGACGGCACGCCCATTCAGGCACAAGACGGCACGATCAATTATCCCGGTGTGAAATGGCAGTTCCGCTCCGGCGAGCTTCACCAGGAGCGCCTGTCCGGTGTCACCGAGTCCAGCAATGAAATAGCCGTCGGCCAAGAGCTACGCACTTCGACGCCCTGGCTGTACAGCATCAACAATTACATGATCGACGCCGCGCGCGTGCGCGTGAGCTGGCCGACGCTTCAATCTCAGGACGCCAGCGGCAACATCAACGGTGTGCGGATCGACTACGCCATCGATGTTTCAACCGACAATGGTCCGTATGTGACGGTGCTGACCTCGTTCGTCGATCGCAAGAACGTCACCAAATACGAGCGCTCCCACCGGATCGAGCTGCCCGCGGGCAGCGGCTGGACACTCCGCGCCCGCCGCCTGACGCCGGAGGCCAACAGTTCGCTGGTGCAGGACAGCATGTTCATCGAGGCCGTCGCCGAACTGGTCGACAGTGATCAGGAATACCCGCTCACGTCCGTCGGCTGTATTGAGTACGACGCCCAGCAGTTCGGCGGCGATATCGCGAAGATCGCCGTGCTGATGCGCGGCCGCATCGTGCGCGTGCCTTCTAACTATGACCCGGTCACGCGTACCTATGCCACCGGCGGCACCGGTACCAGCGGCGGTATCTGGGACGGGACCTTCAAAGAGGCCTACACCAACAACCCGGCCTGGGTTTTCTACGACCTGGTGCTGCATCCGTATTACGGGCTCGGCGAGCGCATCGACGCCACGATGGTTGATCGCTGGTCGCTGTATCGAATCGCGCAGTACTGCGACCAGATGGTGCCGGACGGGAAGGGCGGACAGGAGCCGCGTTTCACCTGCAACCTGTATTTTCAAAAGCAGGCCGAAGCCTACGCAGTGCTGCAAGACTTGGCTTCGATCTTCCACGGCATGGCCTACTGGGACGGCAGCCAGATCGTCGTCAATGCGGATATGCCGGGCGACCCCGTTTTCAGCTACAGCCCGTCGCAGATCCTCAACAACGGCGCCATCAAATACGACGGCACCCGCTGGCGCGATCGCCACACCACCGCGATGGTGTCCTGGGACAACCCGGCGCAGGGCTTCGAAACCGACAAGGAGCCGGTATTCGATAATGAAGCGATGAGTGAGCTCGGCTCAGTTCGCGAACTCAGCGTGGACGCGTTTGGGTGCACGTCTCTTGGCCAGGCGCAACGCGCGGGCCAGTGGGCGCTGGTGACCGAGCAGCTGCAGACTCGCGGCGCGACGTTCCGGGTTGGTCTTGATGGCGGCATCCCCAAACCCGGCCAAATCATTTCCGTAGGCGATCCGATGCTGGCGGGGCGGGCGAATGGTGGGCGGGTATCTTCTGCGGCCGGACGCGTTATCACCCTCGATCGCGATCTGACGATCCCGACGGGCGCCAGGCTCTACGTCAACCTGCCCAGCGGCAAGTCCGAAGCGCGGGTAATCAGTTCGGTCAACGGTCGTGCTGTCACCGTGGCCGCGAGTTACAGCGAACTGCCAGAGCCGGAGTGCGGCTGGGTGATCGACTTCGACGACCTGAAGGTCATGCAGTTCTACGTCCGCAACGTTACGCGCCCTGAGTGGCATCAGTACCAGCTCGAGGTCATCCAGCATGAACCGAGCAAGTTCGGATTCATCGACAACGGAGCTGTCGTTGATACCCGTCCAATCAGTGGCATTCCTATCGGTACGCAAGCGGCGCCGGCGCGGGTGCTGATCAGCCAGAACGTAGTGGTCGAGCAGGGCATCGCCGTTACCAGCATGAGCATCGCTTGGGATGCCGCGCCAGGCGCAGTGGCTTACGACGTTGAATGGCGGTGGGGCGCTCGAGAGTGGATCAAGGTTACGCGTACCGGTGAGCTGATGGTCGATGTTCGCGGGATCTATTCAGGGCAGTATCTGGCGCGGGTTCGCGCGGTCAGCGCCATGAATGTCTCGTCGGTGCCGACCAACTCGGTGCTGACGGACCTGCTGGGCAAAACCGGCTTGCCGCCGGCGGTCACACACCTGACTGCGACATCTCTGCTCTTTGGGATTGAACTCAAGTGGGGTTTCCCCGCTGGCGCAGAAGACACACAGCGCACCGAGATCTGGTATGGCCCCTCGCCGTCTCGAGAGGCTGCGACGAAGCTTGCTGATTTGGCCTACCCGCAGAGCGACTACAGCATGCAAAGCCTGCTGGCGGGCGCCACGTTCTTCTTCTGGGCGCGGCTGGTGGATCGTACCGGCAACGTCGGTCCGTGGTACCCAGAAGGGATTGGCGTGATGGGGCAGGCCAGCTCCAACGCCGGGCCTATCCTTGAATTGATCAAAGGGCAGATCGGAGAGACCGAGCTCGGGCAGGACATCGTCGACAAAATAGATCTGATCCCAGGGCTGCAGGACCAGATCGACGCGCTCGATGGGCTGAAAGGCTATGACCCGGACGCCACCTTTGAAGAGTACGACCTGGTGGTGCAGGGCAAGCGGATCTACCAGGCCACCGGCCCGGTACCGCTCAACATGCCGCCGCCGAACCCGCTCTACTGGCTCGACGTTGGTCAGACGGTGGAAACGGCCAATGGCCTTGCTCAGCAGGTGGCGACAAACACCGCCGAGATCATCGAGATCGATGGCGTTGTTACTGCCCAGGCCACAGCGTTCGAAGCCCTTCGCGCCTCCTATCGAGACGATGACGGCGCTGGCGATCTCGCGGACGCGATCAAAAGCCACACAAGCACCGCCGCGATCGCTTCCGAATCGAAGGTTCGCGCCTCCGAGAACGAAGCAATGGCCGGGCGCCTAACGACCTTCGACGCCAAAATCGGAGAGAACGCGGCGAACATCACCGAGCTTGAGGAAGTGGTGGTCACCAACCAGCAGGCCTCTGTACAGCAGATCACTCAGCTGAGCACGACCGTCGGCAGTCAGCAAACAGCAATCGAGCAAAATACGTCGATAGTCAACGACGTGAACGGGAAGATATCGGCCAGTTGGTCGGTGAAGATGCAATACAACTCCGGCACGGGCCAGTACATCGCTGCCGGTATCGGGCTTGGTATTGAAAACGGGCCAGCTGGATTGCAAAGCCAGTTCCTGGTCAGCGCTGACCGGTTCGCCATCGTAAACACCATCGCGGGTGGCGCGATCGCTGTTCCGTTTGCAGTGCAGGGCGGGCAGGTTTTCATGAACTCGGCGTTCATCATGGATGGCTCGATCACCAACGCGAAGATCGGCAATTACATCAGCTCTTCCAACTACATCGCCGGCCAGCAAGGCTGGATCCTGAACAAAGACGGCACGCTTGAAATAAACGGCATCGTTCCTGGGCAGGGGCGTCTGGTGATCAACTCACTGAACGTCTCGGTCTACGACGCCAACAACGTGTTGCGTGTTCGTCTCGGCTATCTGGGGTAATCAATGGCGCTATTTGGACTGCGTGTCTTTAACGAGAGCGGTCAGCTCGCTATGGACACCAACAGCTTCACCTACCAAGTGATATGGCAGGGCGTGATTGACTTCAGCGGGACGGTACCCAGCTACACGCTGAATATCCCCGGCTTCAATCCAGCCAGCTGCGTGTTCATGATCATCCCGACGAGGGCGCAGGACGTGCAATCGTCAGAAGCAGACGGCTCTGGAAACCAGAAGTCCTACCCCTATGTGACCACGTCGGCAGGGCAGGTTGTTGTTCTGCCTAAAAACCCGTCCGCCGGCGCGGCCACGATTCAATCAAGGATCGTGGCCAAAGCCTACGCAATCAGGTATTCGACATGAGCTACGGCTTTCAGAGCATCAACGACAATTCGTTTGTCCAGATCGACTCGGAGGCCCCAAGGCTGTGCGTCCTCACCAGAGGCACCTATTCAGGGGTGGCAAGCGCGTCCGGCGTATTTGCTAGGGCAGTCACCAGCGTGGACCCGCCCATGGTCTTCATTCGACCTGATCAGGGAGGAGCGATTCAGGTTCCGATTTCCGTTTGGTTCACCGGCGGACCGGGTAACTGGACCGGGTTCTCCATGAACGCGTCCAGGGTCAACGAAACGCTGAGCGGTCAATATTTCGTTGCGGCTTGGTCTTCCATGGGTACCGCAGCGTATGGGATGCGGCTGTGGGACGGCGCCGGAACGCTTGTTTACGACAGCGGAGCGCCGGCTGTGGTCGTGACGTTCGCCGCGGGCAACTGGACCTACCTCGGTACCGAGCAGTTGAGCGTTGGGCGCAGATACCTGTGGGGGATCAGCAAGAGCCTTGGTGCAGGGGAATTCGTATCGCTCAACCCGTTCACGATGAACTGCCACAACGACGGCTCCGGCGGCGGCTGCGCTCTTGGGGTCGATTACGCAAACAACCGCATCATGATGTACAGCCTCGCGTTCACCGCTTGGACTGATCAGGGCCATCGCCCATTCCTCTGCGCCAAGTTGCTGGCCTGACCCTTTCATTTTTGGAGATACACAATGCCCTGGTACAAGACGGGAACGGTCTCTGTCACCCAAAATTCCAATGCGGTGATCGGCACAGGCACCGCGTTCATTGCCAACAGCCGGGTCGGTGATGGTTTTCGCGGCCCGGACGGTCGCTGGTACGAGGTGACCAACATTGCCAGCAATACCGCGCTGTCGATCTCTCCGAACTACGAAGGCCCGACAGCGACCGGCGGCTTTTACGCCATCATGCCGGTGCAGGGATACCAGAAGGATCTGTCCGATCAGGTCCGCGCAATCCTCAATGACTACGGCGATAAACTTGCGGCACTCGGGACTACCGGCAATTACGAAATTCTTCCGCTTACCAAGGGCGGTACCGGAGCTACTGATCTTGCAAGCGCGCGCGCGTCGCTTCAGATTGATGACGTGCAACCCATCAGCAAAGGCGGCACTGAGTCGAATACCGTCGCTGGCGCTAGGGCCAAGCTTCAGGTTGGGCCACGCCGCAACCTAATCATGAACCCGCTCTTCAACGTCAATCAGCGTATTTACGCCGCCGAGGCAACCACGGCGGCTGGTCAATACACGTTCGACCGCTGGCGCATTGTCACCTCTGGACAGAGCCTTTCCTCCCAAGTCAACAAGAATGGTCGAACTGTAAATCCGCCATCAGGTGGGCTGGAACAGGTAATAGAAGGGAGCTTCATTAGCGGGGGGATTTACACCTTGTCCTGGGAAGGGACTGCTACAGCAACAGTCAACACCGTAGTGGTCGCAAGCGGCGCTCAGGTAACACTGACCGCCGGATCAAACTGCACGATCAGATTCATCGGCGGAACGCTGTTCTATCCGAAGCTTGAGCTGGGCAGTTTGCCAACGGGGTACGAGGACCGGAGTTATGGGGAAGAGTTGATTCTCTGTCAGCGCTACTACGAGAAGTCCTATCCGACGGACATCAAGCCAGGAACAATTTCTGGATTTGCCCCCCCAAACATTTCCAACGGTATGACCCTTTCTTGCTCAGGATCAGGGACTCGGGCGATGGGGCGCACGAAGTTCTCGGTTGAAAAGAGATCCACCCCAACTCTGCGATATTGGGATCAGCAGGGGATCGTAAATGCTTTTACTGTAGGTAATTCCGATGGCGGAGTTCAGACCAATGGATTCACGGGAGATACATTTCGCACTGTACAGGCAAGCACGGCGTACATCTGGGCGCACTGTGCTCGTAATGCTGGTGAAACATTTCTTTGCCACTGGGAGGCGTCTGCCGAGCTATGAATTACAAGCAATCAGAAGGCGAAAGTGTCACCACTGACACCGGGTTCTGGATTCCAGCGGACCCGGAAAATACGGAATGGCAGGCCTACCAGCTATGGCTGGCTGCAGGTAATGCGCCGGAGCCAAGGTTCAGCGAGGAAGAGTTGAAAGCTCAGAAACTTATTGAGGCTTCGCTTGAAATTTCGCGGCTGCGCGCAATCGCAGATTACAACATCAAGCCTTTGCAGGATGCTGTCGATATTGATGAGGCTGATGCAGAAGTCTTGGCTAGCCTGAAGCTCTGGAAGAAATACCGAGTCGATCTCAGTAAGGTCGAAGCGCAGATGGGATATCCACTCATGATTGCGTGGCCTGTCTCCCCACCGGAAGCCAAGCCAAACTCAGATCCATATTGAGCGGCACTGCAATTTCACAAAAGGGGTATCGGGGATTCTGGTTGGAATGCCCAATACAGTTTTTGGTTATTTAAGGAAAAATAATTTCTTTATGGATTCACCCAGGCTGCGGCCTTCGTGAATGTAAAACGTGTTTGTGGTGGGTCCATTCATTGGTAATAACTTATTCTCAGCGTGGTCATAGCGACGCGCAACATATCCTAAGGACTTCATAATTGTAGATACATTGTGCCAGTCTGAGTTTTCTACCATTATCACTGGCTTAGAGCGCTCAATTGTTCTTCTCAGTCCGCGAAGAACCAATGACTCGGCGCCTTCGACGTCAACCTTGATCAAGTCAGGAGATAATTTTAAATCGTCACCAACCCTCAAGTCGCATTTGACTTTTTCAAGTCTTGTAAGTCCGCCTCGCTCCAAGAATTTTTGCTTGACCCAAGGCAGTTCGTAATATGAGTCAGTGATAGAGGCCTCTTCTATGAACGCCTCATCATTTGAATATGGTATGTTTAGATAAAAGCTACCGCCTGTATCGGCTAAGCCGTAGGCGTTTATTTGTATGTTTCCGGGTACTTCGCTCGCTAGGCTATTTAATTCCCCTATGAGTATGGGGTTTGCTTCATACGAGTGAATTGTCGCGTCTGGAAAAAGGATTCGGAAAGATATGATGCTTTGGCCAAGATTTGCACCTATGTCGAGTATTGTGTTGATGCGTCTTGAGCCTATTGTGAAACCATAAAAATCAGTGTCATGAACTTCTTTGGTTTTCCATCGATGCATCACTGCTTCTGATAAGTGCTTTAGTTCCATGAGCGACTCAATCCTATTTTATTTAACAGAATAAACCTCAGAGTGCCACTGTACGTCTAATTCTTGCTGGTGAAAAGAATGTCTATCACAACGCAGCAGCTGCTGCAGATCTTTTTCTATGCTCGCCAAGCCGCGGGCTTTTTTTCGTCTGGAGAAAAGTGATGCCTGTTACCGAAAAAGACCGCGACATCCTCGCCCGCACACTTTGGGGTGAGGCGCGCGGCGAAGGCACGGCGGGGCAGATTGCCGTCGCCTGGACGATCCGCAACCGCGTGTTCGATGGAAAGGAGAAGTCGTGGTGGGGTGAAGGCTACGCTGGCGTATGCCAAAAGCCATGGCAGTTCAGCTGCTGGAACAAGACCGACCCGAACTATCAGTTCCTGATCGGCGTGAAGCAGATCCCGTTCCGCGAGCTGGCGCAGTGCCGGATCGCTGCTGACCAGGTGATCGACGGCAAGGTTCCGGATCCCACCGGCGGCGCCACGCATTACTACGCCGCAAGCATCAAAGCGCCTGCATGGACGGTGAAGGCGAAACAGACCCTCAAGCTGGGCGGTCACGTCTTCTTCAAGGATGTGCCGTGATGGTCGTTCCGTGGAAAGCGGTCGGTGTGCTGGCGATTGTGCTCGTCGGCTTCGGCAGCGCCTGGCAGTTTCAGGATTGGCGTTACGAAAAGCAGCTCGCCGAACAGGCAAAGCTGCATGCCGAAACCCTCAATCAACTGACCCAGGCCGCCGCGGCCGCGCAGCAGGCGGAGCAGGACAAGCGGCAGGCGCTCGAGCAGCGTTTGTCGGCCAGCGAGCAAACCCACTTCAGGAAAATGACTGATGCCCAACGTGACCAAGATCGCCTGCGCGATCGCCTTGCTACTGCTGATGTGCGGCTGTCAGTCCTCCTCGACGCAGCCGATGTTGCCAAAGGCTGCGACGTGCCAACCACCTCCAGCGCCGGCGGCGTGGATCATGCAGCCGTACGAGCCCGACTTGACCCAGCGCATGCTCAACGAATTATCGCCATCACCGATAAAGGAGACCGAGGACTGATCGCGCTTCAGGCGTGTCAGGCGTATGTTCAGGAAATGTCCCGCTGATGAGGGAAGGACGGGGCGAAGGGATTCTCGCCTTGCAGGGTCTTAATCTCTGTGGCCAAGTGTGAGATGTGCCTGTCCTTCGCCATCAGCTCCCAGTTGGTTTTGATTGTGATGTCGTTCGCTCGCCGGTCAGCCTCAGCGGCGGCAGTCTTGGCAGCGTTCAACTCAGCCCTGAGGGAATTCCTCTCGAGCGTGAGCGCATCGTTGTCACGGACCAAACCCTGAACATTTTCCAGCGCACGCACGAGCTGGAGAGTGAGCGCTTCGAATTCGTTCTCGTACATCCTGAGCTGATGTCGGCAGGTTTCGAGCGGGGTCGGGGTGCCGAGCCAATCGTCGGTGTCTTCTATGAGGTGATCCACGGGAATGCCTTACTGAATACTGTTTGGATGTACAGTAATCGAGCCGGACAGCATCGGCGAGCGTGCAGCGACGAGCAGCAGATTTATGCGATTAAAAGATTGGATTTGCTTCAATCAAGCTTAAGCATCTGCGCGAGTAAGGGATCATTCGACCCTAGGACTGCCGCCTGTATATCCACGAAGTACATGCCTCCCGTAATTTCCCCTACGACCTCGCCCTCTTCAATCCATTTTTTCAGCTGCTGAAGGCTAGGTTTATTGCCCGCGTAGCGCAGCTTTCGATACTCGCTGGCCTCCATAAGCCTGGGCAGTCTTACGGTGACCTGAGAAAGAATTTTCATAATCCTTGCCCTCTTCGAGCCGCCTCTACTCGATCAACCAGACTGCTTCCAGTCGTCCTATCAAGCCGCGCCGGTTCACGGTAGTGAGCATTTGGCTCCACATAGTAATTGCGTCCATGCTTGATCGGGGCAGGAGAGATTCGCCCTTCGCGTGCCCACTTTCTCAGCGTGTTTGAGCTGGGAGGCGTTCTGAAGTGATCTCTAGCCCATTCAGTGAGAGTCAGTTTGCTCATAATGCACCCGACGATAAAGTTGAGATCAAACATTATTTCAATCGGAGCTCGGGGTTTCTCTTGGGCTCGCACTGCCCACCGAGACGGCTGATGACAACTTGGCGCAACACCTTTGGATGCCCGTCCCCGCCGCGAATGAAAGGGATCGAGTTGCCATGCAACCAGCGTGACTGAGCGGCCGGTCGCTCATAGCCTGTAAATTCGGCCATTTCGTCTTTCGTTAGAAACATAGTCATAGGCTCACGCAGTGCTTCATCCTTTGTTGCATTCGCTGCAACTCGTGCATGAAGAATTACCGCCCTCACCGACACCGGCGACGATGGACTGATTGCGCTGCAAGCGTGCCAGGCATACGTCAAAGAGTTCGCTTACGCGCGCACCGAATGACTTATCGCGGCGTTGATGTGAGGATTTGTCAATCCGGCGCCATCATTACCGCCAAAGTCATCTTGATGAACTCCTCATTCCTGTCGATGGCCCAAAGTGCGCCACGCACGTTCTCAGCGACTTCGGCCGAGCCTCGCTGCTCAACCCAGTTTGTCAGCTCCATGATGGCTGCTTCGAGGGCGAGCTGGTTCTCGTTGATTTTGTAGAGCAGAGAAGGGAGCAAGTCTGAATTTGGCATGTGATGTCCTCCTTGATGAGGACAGCGTAGCAGTCGGAAGCGTCGAGACTTGTTTGGTAGAGAGAAGCCAGCAGTCACTCGTCGCGTTGCGTCACTGTGAAACATTCCAAAGAGGGGAGTTTGAAGGGAGGGTGCTTAGCCCAATGGACGATTGTAGTTTTCGTCCCGCAAGGATGCCTCTGAAGATGAAGAACATATTCAGAGGTTCTGTCTCCGAACGGCTTTCCTGGGTCATAGGAAGGATAGCCAATATGATAGTGCCAGAGATTGTGTTCGCGAACGAATAGAACTTTTTTTAACCATTCCCCGTCATCGGTAGGGATGTCGTCCGACTTCTTCAAGCGACCTTCTAGCAGTATCAGGCCGTTTTCCTCAACGTGCGTGATGAAATTATCAACCGGGAACAGCTCATTCGCAGCCATGTCGAGATAGGTAATCTCGAAATGATCGCTCATGTTCACGATGTGGGCTGGCTGTTTTTCCTTCGGTTGCGTATCCATTCTCTTCGCTCTTCACCGGTTAGGCCGGCTGGAAAATTCACCACACCACTTCCTAGGGCCTTCTTCAGAATTTCGAGATCGAAATTGAAGACCCGTTCCTCGGAATCATTCCTTGGCACGTTTGGTTTCTTCTGCATGTTTTTTGGCCCTTTTGGGTCCATAACCTCAGCTCGTATGAGATGAGTCCCGATAAAGCAACTACGCGTTAGAGTGCGCCGGGAGCCAAGCGTTCATGTTCTACTCTCGTAGCGCTGTGGCGTAACGCAATCATAGCCTAGTGATGGCACGCTAGAGAATAGATCTAATACTGTTCATTTGAACAGGTAAATTCGGGTATATGACGTGCAAAAGCTGTCATAAAGCTGGCATTACCGAGCCAAAACCACCCATTCAGGCACAAAAAAGACACTTGCGATGATCGCTAAGTGTCTGATTTGTATCGCTTATTTGGTGGAGCCGGGGGGATTTGAACCCCCGTCCGCCAGTACTCCGCTGTCGGTACTACATGCGTAGCCGTGTCTATTAAGTTAACCCTCA